GTTAATTATGCCCGATGGAGCAGTTATGAATGACTCAAAGCTATTTTTAAAGCTTTGGTAATACTTAGATAAGGTATTACATACAGTCATAACCATACCATTCACTACCAAGGATGATGTTCTATTAAATTCCTTTAATAGAGTTGCATCACCATATGGTAATATATATTCGTTAGCACGACTAGCCTCCCCTAAGAATTTTCTTAAGAGTTGATAGTCGGGAAAGTCCATTGAACATCGGTAAGTAAACCGAATATCAGTGAACATATTAGTATATAATCTAATCTGACTTCTTGTAAAACCAAGAGCTCGGATTAGACTAATACCTAATTCTACCGAATTTATACAGGATCTAGGCCCTCTATTGTTATAAACCAAAGATAAAACATCTTGGAATAACAATGCTGGATTACTCCAGTTTGAGAGGAATCCCTTTAAAGGAACTGGCGAAATCTCAATTCCGTTATGGAACCACCGTTTCGCAAACTCATAACAGTTTTCACTGGTATGGGATTTAGCAGGAGAGCAATCAACCCCTAAAAGGTTAATTACTTTCACATACTCAAGAGCGACAACATCATTATAAATAACAATGTCGTCACCCAGGAGAATGTATTCTTTAAAAGGATATTGACCACAGGAATGAGCAGCATACTGAACCACCAAATGGTGAGATAAAGTAAAAGCTGCCCAAGATGATCGAGCTCCCATCGGTTGACCAACTGAATATTTCAGCAAGTTACCCTCAGGTGTCATAAATGGTTCCTTAACCATTAATGATTTCCAAGCCGCACCGATTCCTCGGTAAGGTTTGTTACCAGCTCGCTCAATAGAATCTATTAAATCTACTTGTAGATCAATAGGAAATCTATCTGTGGCCGAACTTAGGTCCAATGAATGGAACCGTTCCCCACTTCTCTTATCCAAGATGACAGGATTCTGAGTAAAAGTTCTATCTTGAGAGATAGACTCTAGTGCCTTAAAAAGGTAACTAGATAGAGGTTGAAAAGCAATCTGCGATATATAATCGAAAATTGCAATTACCCTCTCCTTTAACTCAGGATCTGAAATGATATGAAGTTTTCTATTCCGAGCCGCTTTCTTTTCAGAAAGTTTGGTATTCAGAAATAGATCTTTAAACCATCTCATACCTTCTGTACCTAAAAGGATATTTAATCCCCATAGGTTAGCACCGGTATAATACCGAGTTGCATGGTGAGCCAGCAGAATTGCTGGACCACCCAAAGGTCCTGACTTCAAGTTTAAGAAGAAGTCTCTCACTGTGATTTTCGTATCCTCCATCGTTGGACAAAAGTCCTGAACGAAAAGATTAATAAAATCTTTAGGAAGAGTTTTAAATTCTCCCTTGAAAGGATCAGTAATAGAGTTATAACTAACTTTACCACTGGCCTTCATTGCACGGGAAATCCCGAGTAATGTTAGCACGAATCTCTTAGATTGAGGATCACTCGAATCTAACAATTCTTTCATAAAAAGAATTGATGTCGGGAATCCATCTCTGGATACACCAATCATTAAGTCATTAACCATTAAAGGTTGACTACATAGATATCGAGTCACTATCAATCGGATCATTTTGATACGCTTGATAGTGTGAGATATTCCTTGAGAGGAAATCCAGGATCGAACTAAATCAATCCAAGACCGCAGTGTTGTTCTACGTACCTCAATAGGGATGTTAGGAAACCAATTAGCAGTTATCCACTCTAGGATAATTATTAATTTGTTATCTAACATTATTATTTTAATTAATAATAACTTATTAGGTAGTTCACATCGCTTACAAAAGCAAGCTAGTGAGTCTAATGTGCTAAGGATATCAAGCCTTGGGACAGAAACACACTGGCCGGTGCAGGTCGGGAGACCTGTAACCAACAGAAACAGCAACTAGAACAGTTACTGTTT